TCAAGTACCAGTCCTACGAAATAGTCACTGCCGCCTGCGTTGGGATCTATCGCTAGTACATATGTACGGTTAACCGAGCCGCATTCGCGCCAGGAGCCACGGGCGCCACGGCTGATCAGGTCATAGGGGTAGATCTGGCTGTCGGTGGCGCCGAAGGAAAGCTCGTACTCGGTGGCCCAGGCGGACTGGGTGATGCGACGATCCTCCCGGGTTTTCTTCGCCCAGTTGGGATCTTGGTTGTAGACCGGATGCTGGGAGTAGTGAATTGCGACGCGGAGCCACTTGTCTGGCAACTGCGCCAGGCGGCTATTGAGCTCTGCAATAACAGCAGGGCCCTGGGCGGGGGTATCACGCGCACGCTCGACGTAGGACAACCAATCGGGGAAAATACCGGCGTGCCAAAGGGAGCCGTACCAGTCAGAGGCGGTATCTGGTGTGCTGGTGACGATCACCCGGCCTTTTTCGCCCAGCATGGAAAGCGTAGGGCTGGCGGCACGGTAGATCTCTTCAGCGCCGTCAACGAAGGCGGCCTCGTCGATCCAGAGGTCTGAGCAAGAGGGGATGCCACGAGCAGCGCGAGGGCTGCCGGGTAGGAAGTGGATAGTGCCGAAGCCAACGATGCTGATTAGCGTGGCGCTGTCTGTGGCGTAACGGAATGAGTGGCCTGGGATGCTGTTAAGCATCCGCTTAGCGCGGCGAGCTAATTGAGAAGAGTCGCCCTGAGTTTTGGAGAATACGACAGCAACGTATCCTGGTTCAGTAGCAGCGCGACAGCTGAGGGCGTTGACAACAGTTTCACTGACGCCAACTTGTCGGGATTTATTTACAATAACATTTTGATGGGAATAGATCTGCTTTATCAGGTCTATTTGAAAGTCATACGGGTCAAACGGGGCGACAGTGCCGCTTGTGGTGATCCAGGTGAGTCGAGCGAATTCAGACCACCGGTCGATGGTGGGCAGGGTGCTGACAGCGGGCTCGGGGGAGGCGGTGGCTTGGGCCTTGCGGCGTTCGATTGCGGCCTGCAGCTTGTCAGCGCGGCGGGCGAGTTGAGTCAGCGATGAAGTGGTCATTCATCGGTGGGCTCGAATGAAGGGAGATTGTCTTCGTCCTCGGGGAGAAGTTCAGCGGTCAGGGGGTCCACCATGGCTTCAAGGTTGGCCAACTTGCGGTTTAGCATCTGGGTCTCTTGATAGCGGCCTGCACCGTTGATTAGGGCACGAGAAGCAGCAATGCGATCAGAAGCATTCACGCGGGGGTCCCGCATGATGGCTTTAAGGGTGTCGATAGCTTCGGGTAGAAGTTCTATAGTTTGACTTTCGTTGTCTGAGATTATCTGCTGCTGTCTGAGGAAGATAGCACGTTGAACTCTTGGTTTCTGACGCCAGTTATAGAGAGTGCGCTCTGCGATGCCAAGTTCTGTAGCGGTCTCTCGGTTGTTTTTTCCCCGGGCCAGGAGAGCGACAGCCATCCGTTCCTGCTCGCGAAGACCGTCAATGGGGTTGGGATTGATTGTGCGCATGTGCGTGGGTGCTGTATATTCAGTATACTAAACAGCTACAGCCCTTGGCGCATGGCCCATGCTGTGGCGGCTTTTTGCATTTGCCGGGCCCGGAGGGTGTCTTTACATAGTTTACGTAGGGTAGCTATATCGTTGGTTTCATCTACTGTGCGGCACATTCTTTCTAGTTCAAAGGATTGATAAAGGGTTAACTGCATGGGATCAGGGTCCGACATGGAGCTGTACCAAAGTGCGAATAGCTAGCAAAAAGGGGGCGCGGGGCCCCCAGTGCAGTCAACAGGCTGCGGATCAGGCCTCGGGGTCTGCGTCAGCGACAGGCTCGTCAGCGACAGGCTCGTCGGCCACAGGGGGCTGAGGCAGCACTTCGGCGAGGCGGCCGAGGATGCGGGTTTCCATTTCGTCTTCAGCGACTTCCTCGGACACAAGGGTCTGGAAGCGCTCAGCGGCGGCGGCCAGTTCAGCTTGGAGAGCGGAGTTGGCGAGGCCGGATTCACCGAGGGCAGCCTTCAGGGAGGCGTTCTCGGAGATGAGGAATTCGACGCCGGACAGGATTTGGGTAAGGGCGGACATGTGACGTAAGAGGGCGGTGTGATTTTCTGCCAGGAGGGCGGGCAGACGCTCGATTGTGCGGAGGGCTTTCGAGAAACGCTCCACATCTCGGCTCACCGACCGCGAGAAGTCACGAATAGCCGTGAGCATTTTGGGACGGGTGAACTTGGTTCAAGCATAGCATTCGGATGTGGGTGCGTCCATGCGCTGTTCGTGAATAGGTTGGTGCTGCGCTATACAAGCCAGTCCGTACTCGGGGGGCTTGTGGCTGGATCGGACATTGTGGTGGGGCTGGCCTGGGTGCCGTAGAGCTTCAGGTCAGCTATTTGCATCATGTTGCCGTCTGTCCTGAGGGTTGGAAACACCAGGCGGTATGTGGTAAGTGCGGACAGACCATCTAGGGAGACGGCTGGAGCTTCTGTCAGTCGTGCAGTGGGCAGCTGAAGGCCGCCCGAGATGAGAAGATCCCATCCGCCATTTCGCTGCCCATAGATCTGGTAAGAGGCAGGATCCCTGCCTGGCATGTCATTGGCTGTGGTTACCCTGAACCCAGTGATGTGGGTTGCTGTCAAGTAGCTGAACTCAATACCAGCGTTGCTACCTCCGATATTCAAATACTTTGTTACGGGATCATTATCAAACGCATTGCCTACCTTCTCAAAGGTTGGGGAGGCACTAAAACCATCAAGATCTATTGCTGTAATCCCTACGGGCGAGGGGAGAAGCCCTGGTGCTGGTGCTGGTGCTGGTGTTGGTGTTGGCGGCGCTGGTGCCGGTGGTGCCGGTGGTGCAGGAGTAGGAGTGGGGGCTGGTGGCGCTGGAGTGGGAGCTGGCGTGCTGCCGTGGCCATAGAGCTTCAATTCAGAAATCTGCATCATCTGGTTTTCTGCTCTGAGCGTCGGGAAAATCACCCGGTAGCTCGACAGAATTGGCAGCTCTGGCAATGCAATGCTGTTGCCAGCAGTGAGACGCGCCGCTGGTAGTTGCAAAGCACCTGAGGTGAGGAGCTGCCAGGAGCTGCCGTTGAGGCCATAGACCTGGTAAGAGGCCGGATCCCTGCCGGGCATGTCATTGGCCGTGGTGAGAGAGAACGAGCCCAAACGGGTTGGGGTCGCGAAGCGCAGCTGAATGCCTGAGTTGCTACCTCCGATGTTGAGGTATTTGGTGTTTGCATTGCTATCAAAGGCGTTGACCACCTGCTCGAATCTGGGAGAGTCACTAAAACCGTCCAGGTCGATTGCCGTGACCTCTACCGGCACCAGCGCTCCCGGTTGAGGGGCTGGTGTTGGAGGTGCTGGAGCTGGAGTTGGAGCAGGGGGTGGGGTTGGTGCTGGAGCTGGTGTTGGAGGTACCGGGGCCGGTGTTGGAGCTGGAAAAGCGCCAGTTGGTGGTGGAGTGTTCAGGAATGCCGCCACGTTCAGCCGACCACCTGTCACTGTTTTGCCCGCCAACGAGGCTGTTGGAGTGGTACTCGCTAGCAACGCTTCTCGAATCTGTTGAGCACTAGCGTTGGGATACTTTGCGGCATAAAGTGCAATCGCCCCCGTAACATGCGGCGCCGCCATAGAGGTTCCGCTCAGGGTTGAGTAATTGTTTCCTGGCAGGGTGGAGTAAATGCCAGACGAGGGTGCGGCTAGATCTACCGTTGTCCTTCCATAATTGTATTGTTGATTTCCGTTGACATCCAATCCTGTTACAGAGATGACGGCTTCGTAACCGGCTCTCTGCAAGGTGCTGATCCCCGATGGGTAGGAGACATGAACATCACTGTCCCGACCGGAATTGCCAGCAGCCGCGACGAACAAAATGTCTGCCTGCGCGGCTCGAAGGATGGCGTCCTCCATCCAAGGGCCTGTTCCACCTGACCAGGAATGGTTGCTGGCCACGATGTTGAGGCCATGACGCCGTTTCAGATCCGTCAAGTAATCCAGGGCCCTCTGGACCCCGATGGTCGTTCCGCCGCGATTCCCTATGAATTTGATGGGGATAATTCGCAGGTTGGGGGCTACTCCAACCACACCTTGGCTATTTCCACCAACAGCCCCGATAATTCCGGCTACATGGGTGCCGTGGCCATCTTGAGGGCCGTCAAAAACCGTATTGTCGTTTCTATCGAAATCCCAGCCGCGAATATCATCAATGTAGCCGTTCCCGTCATTATCAATTCCGTCTACGGTCTCGTGGGGGTTGACCCAGATATTCGCAGCCAGATCAGGGTGATTAAAATCCACCCCTGTGTCAATAATTCCCACATAAACATCCCTCGATCCCGTGTGGCCTGTTTTCCATGCTGCTTCGGCATTGGAGCCAAAGCCAGGGCCCATGCCCCATAAGTGGCCATTGGTGTAGCCGGGGTCATTGATGGTGACGTTGCTCGTGAAGAGCTGATCGCTGTCCACGGTAGGCGCAGCAGTAGGGGACGGTCAAGCTAGGTCAAGCATAGCATTCGGGTCTGGGTGTGTCTATGAGCTGTTCTTGAGTTGGTTGAAGGCGGCTCAGGGGACGGCGCGTACTCGGGGATTCCAGGGGGGGGGGGGGGGGGTCAGGGGATGGCGCCACAATCGCAATATTCGGGGCCTTGCTGACAGGGGCCTCCAGCACATTCCGCAATGGTTGCGGGAGAGTAGAGAAAGGGTGGTAGTCGTTCCGGGAGTGAAACGGATTCAAGAATCTCCTTACTCAGATCGAGTGCTTTCCCAATGACAATCATCCTGGTATCAATAGCACTGTCATTTGTCCTAACAATGACAGACATTCGATAGCGTGGCGTAGTCTCTCTGATCGACTTGAGGGTCTTGTCATCTTGAACAGGCCACTCGGGCTGGGCTAAAGCTGCGTCCAGTGCCGCTTGAGCAGCCTCTAAACCGGGGCTTTTCCATGGTGAGTCTGGCGGCCCTTCGTCGCAAAAATCAGACAGGGCGTCACTGATCGTTTGCCAGTGGTCGTCAGAAAGTGTGATCGTGCGGGTCATGGATTCATCTCCAATGGGGTTGGCAGGGGTAGGGCCCAATAAGGACACCAGTGAGTAAAGCGAGGGTTGTCAGGCTGCTCGCAGAGGCGCCAGCTCGGCACAAACTCATCACAACCTGCGTCACCCCACCAGCAACGGCCATCCGAATCGCAATCCTCCGCCCCCGGCCGCGCACACGTTCGAACATGCGCTCTTGGAATGTCGTTGCGGTGGTTAGTTCTGACATGGCGGGAGAGAGTGAGAGAGTGGTTTAGAATCATTGTTCATGAAAATCACGAGGAGATCGGATGTACACGAAAGTGCCTTTGCACTTCAGGAGGCAATGCGTCAAATGTGGTTTGCATTTTTCTTATTGTTTGAAAATAATCTTCCGGTCCCGCAGGCCCTAGATCTGCTAGTGGCATAAGTAAGAAGCATAAACACAGGGCCAGTTCATAAGTTGTAATATTTAGTAGAGGTTTGAAGGTGAATTCGCGGCCATCTTCTAAGACTTCACTAAGGTTTTTATCTCCGATAAGATCGGCAAAGAGATCGGCAAGCTGTTTAGAATCGTTGTCCATGGTAATCACAGGAAAAACAGTGGGTTTTATATTGAAGAGGGTTGGTTAAGAGTGAGATGAGGTCAGTCACAGCTCTCGTAGCGATGAATGACCCCCATGGCTGCTTCGACTTCCGCCCTGATCAGTCCTTGAACGTAGCGATTTTGTTCGACTTCAGCCCTGATCAGTCCTTGAACGTCCTTGAACGTAGCGATGTCTATCATCCTGGTCTGGTGGGCGTTCCTACACTTGAGCGCTATATCAATAGCAGCAACATGCCTGGCAAGAGCGGCATAGGCATGAGCCGGGTCTGGTTGGATGATTTCGGGCGTTTCCATGAATAGGCCTGGTTGGGTGATCTCGGTCATTTCGATTCGTGTTGGAAGCGAGGGAAGCGTTTTACCCATCGGGTAGGGCCTCCAGGGCTTGGCCGATGATGGCGCCGTCGCCAGGTAAAGAAGAGCCCAAGAGGGCTCGGTTATGTGCATTTAATGCACGTTGTTTCAAGCTCGGCGGCTCAGGGCGTCGGGCGACGCGGAGATCATCGGAAATCGCGCAGCCGCAAAGCCGTACCACCGACGAAACGCACGCCTCCAGCTCAGCATCTGCAGCGGCCTGAATCTCTGGCTCACGCTGGTCCCAGGCCCATTGGGCGGCGCGATCAATCAAGTGTTGGAAGTCCGGATAGTAAGTTCCGCGAACTTCGTCCATCCACTGTTTTCGCAGCTCCTGAGGCGGGCTGCTGAGATGCTGCTGTTGTTCAGTCATGATAAATAGATGATGAAAATGCTAAACCAGGCACTGCCGGGTCTATACAAGGACGGGGCTCTGTAATAGAGTAGTCGAACTTCAGTGTTTCTGTCTGCGGAAACGGGTGATAACTAGAAGCACACCCAGTCAACAGCGATATGCAAAAAATCAAGACGGAATAGCGCATGGGTCTTCAAGCTCCAGAGAGCGGATAGTTTTAAGGCGACGGGAGAACGCTTTGCTGCGGACTCGGTCGAGGGTCGTGATGTGCCAAAAGTCGCACCAGGGGCAGGCATAGGGCCTGCCGGGGAACTGGCGCCTGCGCATCATCGCTTTGGCTTCGGCGGAGGTGCTGTAGCAGGCCTTGGTGGGGCAGATACCGCGCACGTGTTCGAGAAATTCGGCATCGGTCATGAACTCCGGGTACTGGACTGGGGAAGGGACTGGGTGGTGATACCGCGATTGGCGCGGTCATCAGGTAGTAGATGAATGCGGTAGACTGCTCTTAGGAACAAAACGGCATGTATTGCCGTAGGCTTCTAACGATGCGTTGGCTGCTGTGATCTCCTCAGGGAGAGCAGTTGTGGAGTACAGGGATACTCCTGTATCCACTTGGAGGAGCACGTAGACAGCAAAACCTGCCATGGCCATGTCCATGAGGTGTCGGGTAAGCGGTAAGGGAAGGGGGCCTGGGGGATGGAGGCCCGGGTAAGGGCAGTTTGGCGCGGGGTGGCGGGAGTGTGAAATAATCGGGTGGCATGGTCGAAACGGCTGTGTAGTAGATGAGCGGCCTCGGGGTGGTTCCCGGGGCCTTTTCTTTATGAAGCGCGGGCATCCATGCGGCGGTAGGCCAGCTTGAGCAGCTCGTCTACGGACATGTTGTTGGCGTTCTGGAAGAGATCGTGGATCTTGGTAGAGCTGTGCTCGATGATGGGCGGCCGGAATGTGACGATGTCGAAGGAATAGCTATTGGTGTATAGCTGTCCTATCTTAAGTCTCGACATCATCTGAAGGTTGCGTAATTGGAAATTAGGCAATAGATGGAAAGCATTGGCAAAATGAATAGCGAGGGTTTCGCCATCACTGAATAGACCGAGTCTCTGGGCACGCATGAGGTTATCGGAGCCTAGGTGGTGAGCGAAGTTGAGAGACATCAGGAACGGGAGACGCCAGTTCCGGAAGGGAGCACCCACATATCACCAAGAGGACGGAGAGAGCCTCTGGCCTTGGAACTGACGCCCATAGCGATTTCAGCGGCGGGGCGCTGTGTGAGTGCCTGCAGATCAGCTTTGGCCTTGGCAAGGATGACTTCGAGGTGTTGGATCTCACGGATGCGCTCCTGGATGACGGCCTTGGCCTCGTCGCGGACGGTGGAGGTCATCTCCGCCAGGGCTTCCTGTAGGAGGGTTTCGCCCTCGGTGGGAGTGCAGACTTCGGGTGTGCAGGATGGGGTTGTGCCTTGCCTAGCTGCCTTCCATTCCGCGTAGGTTTGCGCTGGACCTACGGGGTCAGTTGTGAAGCCGGCGTCTGAGTCTTTTTCGTGTGAAGACGATGTCATGGGATGTGAGATGTAAAAGGGAAGTGCGTTGTGGACCCAGGCGCACCCCTGGGATGCGGCGATCAGCAGACAGCTAGACAAGCCCGGTAAGCCTTCTCCATGCGAGTCGCGCTGGGGCCGCCCCAGAGGGATTCGAGGCGGGCGCGGGCGTGCTCGGTGGTGTCGGTTTTGCGGCCAGCATCGTGGGTGTGGAACTGGGTAATGGCGTTGTATAGGCCGTAGACCGTGCCGCCAATCGGACGGGCGTCGTCGTTGATGCCGTAGCCGGTCTCCCCCTGGTAGTGGCTCATGATCGTCTCGAAGTCGCGGATGTCGCCGAGATGGCGAGGGCGAGTAGTGCCGTTGCGCTCGTGGACGGGAGTTGCGAGACGATCGGCGTAGGTCTGCTCCAGGATGCGGCGGGCCATCTCGATGGTGCAGGGTGTGGCGGCCATGTCCTGCATTTCCCAAATGCGTTGGTGGAAGCTCTGCTGCTGGAGATTGATCAGATCCGGCAGGGAACGGGCGAACCACTCGACGTTGACGGTGTGACGGGCTCGGAGGCCATTACCCTCGGCGACGGCGTTGTGGAAGGCGCGGCCGGTGATGAAGTTGATCTCATTGGCGCAGCGGAGGCGCCTGTCGGAGAACATCACGCCGAAGGCGCTGGAGCCGTCGTGAGAGTTGAAGATGTGGATGTACCGGCGGATGCGGTCGCCGGGGACGACTTCATCCTGCAGTTTGAGGGCGGCGCTGACGACGACCCTGCGGCCCTGGCAAATGTTCAGTACTGACTCGATGCGAATGTCTTCGCGCAGGTAGTCGAGGAGGTTGATGATGGCGTGGTGCTGGAGTGGTGTGTAGCCAGCGCCGTGGATGCCGAGCAGGTCACCGGTATCGGAACGGACGATGGAGCAGTGGTCGGTAGCTCTTTTGATGGTGATGCCATCAGGGCTGTACAGCGCATCATGCTTCTCCGCCGTCCAGTTCAGACCTGCCAGGGCGAAGGCTTCGGAAGCGGAGGCGTTCTCGGGGGTGAAGACACCTCCGGCGCGGGAGGTGAGGGGTTCGACGTGGTAGCCCCGTTCGCGATAGCGGCCGTAGACCATGACGTCGTGGCCGGGGGCGATGGCGGCCTGCGTCACGGTGTTGTAAGTGCCTGGACGGATAAAGGTTGTCTGCATGGTGGTAGTAGATGAGAAGAGAGGACTGTGCGTTGGTGACCCAGGCGCACCCCTGGGGTGGGGACTTTCAAAACGTAGCGGGATTTGGTCAGGGTGTCAACCTATCCCGTCTTGGTTGCGCTTTATTACGCAACAAGGTCGCGGAATGGCAGGGTGCTGGTCTGCACGATGGCCCAGGGGCCGGTGAAGCCGATGGCTTCCAGTTCGGTGATGGCTTGAGTGGCAGCTGTGGTAGAGGGCCAGGTGTTGTCACCGGGACCGAGGTAATCGGTCCAGTGGCCGTACCGATCGACGGTGAGGATGGTGTAGGTGGGCATGGGGGCGGGGGTGACAGGTTCAAGCATTGTCGTCATCCTCCCAGTAGCAGTGGCCCCAGCCACACTCATCGGAGTTGACCCAGACGAAGCGGCCGAAGGAGCCGCTGGTGTCGGTCACGTCTAGGGGCCACCAGGGCTCTGCATAGTTGGGAGAGGATTGGAAGGCGGAAAAGGCTTTGAGTAAGGCGGCAAAGGCGTCACTGAATTGTGTTGCGATTTTGACGGGCACCAACATGGTGTTGGGGCTCTCCTTTATGTTGTTGTTTTGAACGAGGCGATTGGGACCTTCGTTCAGCAGTTGCAGCATCTCGTCTAGGTACATGATTGTTCAGTACTACACGTCGTAGCAGCCGTCTGCCCAGATGGCATTGGCGCCAATCTCTAGTCCGTGGTTTTTGGCTCGTGTGAGCACAGCGTTCAGAAAGGCATTGGTGCAGGCCGTGCATTCCTGCGGCGAATCTGGTGGAGCGCAGCTACACCCTTTAATCCATTCGCGGCAGGCGTTGGCGAGGTCTTTGTCGGCTTCGTCGAAGGGAACGAAACAGACCAAATCTGATGGGATTTGGGATTTGCTCATGGTGGGAACTGCGATTGAATAAATTGCCGGGATGGGCTCCCGGCGGGCAGCAGCTACTACTCTCCCAGGTCGCCCTCGGGGGCCTTCCTCGGGCTGGGGGAAGGGGTCACAACAGGCGCCTCTCGAATGAGCCGCAACAGGGATTCCCGCTGCCGGCGAGTTTCGGCGGCACGGCAGTAGGCCATGTCGACGGCCATGGTGGCGGCCCAGACGCCGTCACTGGCAGCGTCACCGGCGGCGACACCGGCGGCGTCACTGACGGCCCAGGCGGCGTTACCGGCGTTACCGGCGGCGTCACCGGCGGCACAGGAGGCGGCATAGGCGGCCCTGGCGGCGTCACTGGCGGCGGCACGGGTGCCTTTCTCCCAGACGCTGCCAGAAGCCAGTAAATCCATGCCATCAATAACTGGGTCAATAACGGCCTGGATTTCGGGCCGCTGAGGAGGGAGATTCCTTAGGGTTTCACCGAGGAAGGCCCAATGGATCAAGGAGAGGTCTTTACCGTCCGTAGCCACAGCGCCGGGAAAGTCGAAGAAGAATTGCTTAGCTTCCTCAAGCGGAAGAGATTCAAAGATGTGTTCCGCAATGCGAAGAATGCACTCAGTGAGCCCAAATCGCTCCACAGCAGGAGTGGGGTCGTCTGAATAAGTCAGGCACCCGATGAAGCAGCCTTTGCCGTCTGACCAGTACTTACCCTGGACGACGACATCCGCCGTGATGTGTTCGTGGACTCCCTGTTTAAGGAGGTCGGTGTTCCTGGTGAGGGTGGTGGTGGTCATGGTGTGGAATTAGTGATCAGAGAGGAAGTTCCATGCCATTTAGGGACCCAGATCTGAGCACTAACATAGGCGCCCAGATCGTCGTCAGTGCGCTCAACGTAGGGTGTCTCAGCAATGCTGATATGACCCAGGTACTGAACGGCCAGGCGAGCAGCTTCTATGTACTGCCCGTCTGAGATCTCTTTCGGATATAAACGAGGATCTCGCCATGGGCTCGACTGCTCTTTCGTGGCGCTCTCGGGGGCCTGTGCCATTGAGATGGGGGGTTGTGGGATGGCCTCTAGCGCTTCCAGGCGGGCCTCTAGTGAAGCAATCAGTTTGGAAACTTCCCATGCGTTTGCACAGGGAGGGGTTTCTGCTCCTCTAGGGCCATAAACGGATTCTTCGATCAGGTCGCTGATGCGTCGGGCTCTTGCTGAATCAGTCATCACTTCTGGGCCCCCTTATGAGTGAGAGCAATGTAAACACGCGGGGTATCGGTGGCGATGCCCTCGGCCTGTTCGTATTCTTGGGTGGTTTGTAGTTTCAGCATCTCATTGCGTGTGGCAATAGAGTAGCTCCACTTGTGGCGGATTCTTCTGTAAACAATGATGTCGTTAAGCTGTATCTTGTCAAGTGCTTTCTCTTCCATGTGCATGAGTATAAAATCACGATGCACTTTTAGCTTATCTTCGAGAGCGGCGATGTCGGCCTGCAGTTGGTAGGCCTCTTGTAAGCGTTTGCCGATGTCGCCAGTGGGCTTATACATGCGGACGCGGGAAACGGTTGCGGTCATTGCGGTTTGTAATAGATGAGTGTGGGAAAAGGTGCAGTTACTGGTGGACTGGGGGCGCGGTGACAGCGGTGACAGCGCGGTGCTCTTGGCTGGGGAATGTGGACGGGGTGATGCGAGCCTGATGGAGGGCCCAGCCGGTAAAGGCAAGGGCCAGCAGGAAGCCGCAGACGTGGGAAGGTTGGGGCATGACTGGTTCGGGAATCAGTTGAACAGGAGTCGAAAAAGCAACTGTCAAAAATCCGTGTCTGATTCATCAAAGGTCTCGGCATGCACGGCATATCTCAGTAGAGAAGACACGTCCCTGCCCTCAAGCAACCTGTCTCTGATTTCCTGGTCTGAATATTTGTTGATAAAATCACTCAAGGCACTATCGAACGTTTCAAAAGGGGATTCCAATTGAAGGCGTACTTCAAAAGTGTGGACGTAAGAAGACATGATCAGAAAAAGGTGGGTAGTAGAAGAGGTTTGTGAATTGGTTGACGCAAAGCTCGGAACTGTACAGATGCCAACCGTTGATGCTGTACGGCCTGGAGGGTCTTGGTCTACATAAGCTGGCTCCTTTGCTTGGTTGCTTCGATCTTAGACACGGTTGCTGGAGTCTGTCAACCTCCCTGGGTGATTAAGCCGCAACGGGCGGCTGTCGGCGCGTCTGGGGTTTACGCCGGAGCTGCTCCGGTAATACCTGACCTTTGATACGGGCATAGCGGGCGTTCAGGGCCGCCCAGTGTTCCGGATCCTTGAACTGAAAATGGACGGTGCCTTTTTTGTAGGGGCGGAACAGGAAAAAGCCCCAGTCGTACCACATGCCGGGCTCGTAGCTGTTGGCGTTTACGTTCTCGGGGGAGCGCATTTTGTCGATAGCGCTGCCAGTGATGAAGCACAGGGCTTTGATCAGATCTTGAATCTCATCCCACTGGCCGCCGTGGGTCTGTAGCCGCACCTTGCTGGGGTCACTCCATGCAAGCTCTGCCAGGTGACCGCGAATGAACCGCTGATTCAGCATGTAGCCGCTGTTCGTGACCCAGCCCTCGACGCCGTAGCGATTCTCCGTGGTGTAGCGGGTGAGGCTATCGATCGCTTCCTCCACTGCACGGTCGATCCGCTGCTCCTGGGTGCCAGAGACGATTTGCAGCATCCGGTAAATGTTGCGCTCCGTGAATGGGATCTTCGACTGCTCCTCTACGAATCGATTGATGTCCCGCGCCAGCTGGCTGGTGGCCATCTGCTGCGGCAGGAATTCGTCGAACACATGTCTCCAGGCGGCCTTCTGCAGATCCTTGCGGAACCGGTTGCGGGTGACGGCCTGGCCTTCGACGGTCACCTGCAGGCCTAGGTCCTTGCCGAAGAAGCCATCCAGCACGCTGCGCAACCGCACGCCGGCCGCCACCTGCTCATCGAAGATGCGGCAGGCCTCGACGTAACGATTTACGATGTCGCGGCTGCGGCGGTAGGGGATGATCCCCTCACCCTGGGCCTCGATGTCATCAGGGCCGAGGAAGAAACCGTCGAACTCATCAGCGCCGCTTACACGTTGGCCTGGCTTAGTGAGGCGGACCATTCCGACTGAGACGCGGGTGGGGCGCTCGGAGTCCGCAAAGCACTCGCCTAGGTGCTCACTGCTGCCATAGGCCTCGGTGAGCTTCGCCAGTTGGAGCTGTAGGCCACGGTACTTACCGCTGATCGTGTTCCAGTTGGCCAGCGCTACGATTTCGCAACCCGGTGGGGCAATGGCCCAGGCGTGCAGGATGTGGGCCTCGTCCGCTGAGAACGGCGGATTCATGCAAATCACGTCTACGTGGCTGATCTGATCTCCCGTGACAGCCAGCCAGTCACTGCCGATCAGGCGGCTGCCTGTGATCGCCGCAAGGATCGCTCGGAGCTGCGGTTCAGGTTCACAGCAGAGCACCTCAGCAGCGCCACGGGCCAAGCACTCGCTCACCAGGTTGCCGCTACCGGCGGAGGGCTCGACCACCACTCGGCTGCGCAGCTCAAGCGGGTCCAACATGGTGGCCGCCACGTCGGGCGGAGTGGGGTAGAAATCAGCGTTGAACATCGGGCGGATGCTGGTCGCTACGTGACTGGTTCGGGAATCGGTTAGCGGCGGATCTGAACCGGCATTAACAGGTACTCAAGAGTTACGTCTGAATAGAGATGATGTGTAGCAGAGAACGTTAAAGGTGTTGTTGCGAGATTACAATTCATTGTGACGTTAGAATTACTTGAGAAGGCTTGAACTTCTTTCAGGAAAGACGCGAGATAGCCCGCATTGAATGTAATAGACTCGCCTGGTTGGTTCGTAAAAGTATCGGGCCAAAGCTGATTATAGTTTGGGTAGTCCCCGTCTAACGTTGTGTAAGGTACGCTACTTATAAGCTCAGCCTTGTGACCGAAGAAGTTAGCCATTTCCACGCCATTATACGCGGAGAGATGAATAGTACTTGCCTTAGCTACTTTTTTCTTGAATGCTGCAGCATTTACCACAATATGTCTGTCAAGAGGGAATTCCTTTTCGGCAACTGGTATTCTGCAGCGGAACATTCGATGGCCGTCTGTTGAGCAAATTTCGATGGGTGTCAGTGCGCTGTCGGCTGTGGTAACACATGGCTTGATTGAAATGCCAGTAAGAATGCCTTTAAACGAGTCTTGCGAAGCAAACTGGGCGGCAATATACATAATGTCAGCAGGAAGGATAAACGTTTTTTTGCTCTTGATTAGCGGACATGTCTGCTGTTTGCTCGGGACTGGAAATAGTTGTATTCATGGGGGTGTACAAGTGGAAGGGTCGGGGTGCAACAAAGGGTGCGACAGGGGCTGTCTACGTGGGCAGGCTCCGTTGTTGGTGAACCTTCATTCTATACATGAGCTGCGCAGGTTGTCAACCTATCTCGGGCTGGTCACAGGCTGTCAATGCACAGCATCATGGATTCAACCAAGTGCCTGCCTTTCCTTGTTTAACAGACCATTCACAATATCTGTACGGGTGCAGCTGCGACTGGCGCACTGAGAATCAAGCCAGGTGTAGTTATCCACAGTCAACTGGATGTCTAAGCGTAAGCGGCGGTGCAGTTCCTGGGTGTCGCGGCGGTGGCGGGCGAGGGCGGCCCGGGAGGACATGGATTGCCAGCGGGCAACGTCCTCGGGGGAGAGGGAGCCTTGCGCAACGGCATCCTTGATGCGAGCGTGGACAGCCTGGCGGGAGATGCCATGGATGGAAGCGACTTCAGCCCAGCGGACGTAGCCGTCACGTTTGTAGATCTCGTCACAGGTGTGGGTGAGCGCTTCCAGAGTCGCAGGCTGAGGCATAGGGCGGCAGGGAATGATTAATCTTGACAGGTTTATGTCGGGTTGTCAATCAGACCGAGGTTGTAGCGCTCGATGTGCGTTCGCATCTTATTAAGAGCGTCCTTGCGGACTTGACCAATTCGGGAACGAGATACCGAACGTTGTGCGGCGATGTCTTTGATGGTGATTTCGTCGAAGAAGTTATTGGCGAGTACCTGCCGTTCGTTATTAGTAAGTTTAGAGTAGGCATACGACACAGCGTCGGGTGCAGCACGCTCGCAGAAGTCTTCGGGGTAATCGGTTTCGTAGTCGTTGCCTTCAGAGGAGGGGATAAACTCTATAAAGTTACTGCCATCAGGACTGCAGGCAAGGTCGTAGGATAGACACTTGGTCATGCCTGCGATCTCAAAACAGAAGTTAATGCGTTCTTCGGATTCATTGATAACGGCGCCAAGTTCAGCGATAGTGGGGCTGCGTCTGTGCTCTGCGGTGAATTCAGCGGTGGCTTTCTCGGCTTGACTTATGACTTCGTGAATATTGATAGGGAGACGTATGGCACGACCACGGACATGCAATGCACGGGTGATGGATTGACGGATCCACCAGTAGCTGTAAGTGCTGACTGTGTAGCCGCGAGTTGGATCGAAAAGTTCGAGACCGCGTATGAGGCCTAGGTTCCCTTCTTGGATTAAATCTGCAAGGTCTAAACCGCGATTTTGGTAGTTCTTAGCAACAGATAGGACCAAGCGCAGATTAGTTTGAACCATAGCTTCCATGGAACGTCTGCCCAAGCGTCGTATCTTCTTAGGACAGTTCTCTTTTCCGTCAGGGTGGTTCACCCAAGCGTGGATGTTGTAGCAATGACGAAGTTGCGTCTCCTTGGTGAGAATAGGGTAACGACCTAGATCGTCTAAATAGGACTGTATTTCAGATCGGGTCATACATAGCTTGCCAACCGGATTTGGTTAGGCAACTGTAAAGCATGCTGGGTCAGTGGTCATGGCAGAGGGGTGGGATGTGCTGCTGCAGGGGGAGACGTGTGCGAGGGGGCGGATGGTCTGGGGACAGTCAGTGATCCGGGGAGAACTCAGGTGCAGGGAGCAGCTCCTCGGGATCCGGTTCTCCTGTGATGTGTACTGCGAGTCGGGCCCGGGCCTGGCAGATCTCGGCGAAAGCGGAGTAGAGGCTGAGAGTGGTTCCGGTCTCGGTGAAGATCTCCTCGGGGCCGTCGCGTAATTCCCAGTTGCAAAGGTCGGGGGAGCTGGGGTCGAGGGGGAAAGCGCTGGTGATAATGATTCTCATTGTCTTCAGGGGGCGAGGCGTAAAAGGGGGTCAGGCCCCCTTTCTCAGCGCATGGAAGATGATGTGATCAACGATGTTTTGCTCTACGTCATTTTCTCTTGCCCATTGCGTAAAAGGTTCGATAGAAGCCGTTACAGCTTCCTTTTCAAGATCGGCGAGAGTATCTGCACCAAATCTGTCAGCCAAGATTTCAAATTGCCTTTTTCGACTTAAATACTCCATCTTTTTTTGTACACGCAAAAAGGTTACATGCTTGTTTTCGTCTCTGTTATTAAGCTTCATGGGCTTTTCTTTCGGCTTGTTCGCCTCTCTATTGAGGTGCTTTTTATACCTAGTCGCTTCTAACATGACATATTTGCATTGCTCTTTTCTTGCAATTAGCCTTCTAATCTTTTTTCTGATGTCGCGGGCCACCATTGGCTTATCTTGCGGGCACTCAGCAAGGAGTACGTATTCCGTGCTTATTCGGTCATTTAGACTTGTGATTACAATTCTCAAGTCATCAGCCAACGTTCGCAGTTGCTCCATGGACATACCTTGGACTTCGCTGACGAAAACAACCCTGCTTTCCCTGTCCCATATTGCATAAGGTTCAGCTTTTTTGCGGGCTTCATTATGTAGAAGCGTTGCGTGCTTGATGTCACTTCTCCAGGTGTCAACAGTAGACAGTTGCGTTGTGACCATAAGGGCTGGGCGACTTTTATTTGGTGTGTGTGTGTGTGTGTGTGTGTGGTCAGCTGGCCGGGGCCTGCTGTTCGATTGCATCCTAGACAGGGTTGATAGGTTTTGTCAACCTGTTCCTGAATGAGGCGCTACTGGAACTGCTTTCCTCAGCAAGGCAGCAACTCAGCAAGACCGCAAGCCCGTCGCATGATGTCTTCAGGGGGCGAGGCGGGCTTTGTGCAGGCGGGTCTTGGCGTACCAGCCGGCGATCTCGGGGACCCAGGCCTCTAGGTGGGGCCACATCAGATCACACAGGGCGCGGATTTCCTCCTGGGCATCGAGCTTCGCCCGCAGGTCAAGGAAGTGGAGGAAGGCCCGCAAGCTGAAGCTGACCACGAAGTGCTGGCGATAGTCAAAGGGCAGGATGCCGCGAGCGTGCTCCTCTGCAAAACCTGCCGCCATCAGATCCCAATAACGCTCAGCGGCAAGGTGGCAAGTGTTTAAGTCGATTGCTCGCTGATCAGCCGTGTAGGTGTACTTTTTGCCTTGACGATCTGCATAGTCACCAACAGGCCTAAGATAAAATACATCTTCAATCTTTAGCCTTCCCTCTGCAGCATCACAGATTCGTTGTCCCGAATATCTCATGCTCTGGACATCAAAACTTACTCCTACTCTGTGAGTCCTAGCCTGTTGCATTACAGAGTGAGGAAACCAGCCTACGTTTAGTGTGATGGCCGGATGCTCTAGGCAGTTGCCGGATACAAATACTTTGTTTTTCCTGCGAACCATTAGCGCACCAGTGGAAACCGTGGCGCAATAAACAAAACCGGAATAGTCAATTAGCGACTCAGATACCCCTGGACTTCTCCCATAGCATGCCTCTACTCTTCGCGTAGAGTTTTCGGCGATGGTTAGCCTCCAGCAAGGCCTATGATTTGCATGTTCGGGCCCTTCGTTGAGATTATTTAACGACATATTTGCCGAAAAACCATTTATGTGGGCCAACGCCTGAATAAGATCTAGGCTTTCCTTGTCAGAGCTGTCATAAGCCCAGCTCTTTTCTACAATCCTGGTTCCGTCGCTGTTCTTGAGTCCATCCCAGAAGGCTGCGACCAATTCCTCTGGTAGTGTCAAGATCCAGACAGGCACAACTTTGCCCGAACTATTAGAAAAATGTTTGTGAATCCACCGTGCCAGGTCTGGGCGGGCGATGGTGTATCGGTCCCCCTTTTTCTCTTCTGTTGGCAATCCAAGGCTTAAAAGGTAGGCGATCTTGCGTGGTCTTCTAATGCGAAAACGAATGCAAAAGGGATTTTTGTTGTTAGATCTCAAGCCATCACCAAAGAAAAAGCCAGCGAGCTTGAACGCGGTCAGTGGATCTGCGTCTACTGGCATGTCGTCAGGCAGGCTGCGGCAATCGGACGCCAGGCAGGAATTCAGCAAGTAGCGGACAGGCTTCCCTAGTACATCTATAGCCCGCTTGAAATACCATGAGCTGAATGCACCTCCAGTCTGCCGATGGCTTACGACCATTCGATGGTCAAGGGTCACCGCAAAGTTTAGGTACTGGCTGCCTAGCGAATAGAGTTGGTCACCATTGAGTAACTCGATGGCCTGTATGTCCTTGGGTGCCTCGAAGTGACAGGTTCCATTTGCGATGTCAACGGCTAGAAGATTGGGACTGCAGTCAGAGTCCCACTGCTCCTTTACATCTGGCCAAGCCATCCACCCGTCACTTGTTAGGACTTCTGTAATAGAGTCATAACATCCATAATGGCCCCTATCTCCAGCAAGTAGCCGCTTAACACATATCTCACCGGACCGTTTCTCATCGGGCCAGGCCTCCCGCTCAGCGGCCACGAAGCCCTCGCTGTAGTCCTGGTGCATGGCCGCCCAGATTACCCGCTGGGGATTAGGTGTCTGAGCAATTAGTTCGACGCGGAAACGGGGATCAGGGAGTGTCATGGCGGTTGTGCATTACGTTGGTGATGATGCGGATATGCACAGTCTTGTGCCAACAGTATTCCTATTCCTATCGTCAGGCTCAGGGGGCTTTTTTGTTGAGCAGGTGAGGGGAAGAAGGAGGAGATCGACGTAGGAGAGCAACTCAACAATAGTGCTGTTGTTATTTATGTATCCGGTAAAGAATTTATTTTCTAAAGCTCCATCGCTAGCGTGGGTGCTGTCCTTGGTATGCAGATCACGGGTTATGTGCCAAATGGTAGCGTTGTACTTGTTGACCAATAGGTCGTATTCATTCGGGAAACGTAGATCATCAATGACGACATTTCGACCCTCGGACAAGGCGCGGGAGATGTGCTTATCAGCAATGGTGACCCATACATCAGGATGGACACATTGACGCCCCCACTCTGTCCCAAGGGTACGCATCAGGTGACGGGGGGTCGTGCCGATCTCGGGGAGTCTCACTTCTTTGAGAGAGCCGCGCAGTAGCGAATAAGTGCAGCTGTGGTCGTAACCTAGTTCAATAAGAAAGGTTTCAACTACCCGCTTTAGTGGGTCCGCAAAAGAAAGCCTAGTGTATGAATGCTTGTCACACAGGTGTCTAGCGACTGTGGACTTTCCCGCGCCGGGAGCGGAAGAGTACAGGGCTATTACGTGAGGGGCCATGATCGATAAGGAAGGAAGGGTGGGTAGTAGATGATTCGATAGTTGAGTGAATCCGTGCTTCTAGGCGCTTCAATCTGCGATTGTTTAGGTACTTAGAAAATAGATACCCGAACGTACACGCTGCGTAAAGCAAGCAGAATAGATTCAGCCAGTGTAGATGGATCATTTCTTCGCGAACGTGTACCGCTGTAAACGGGCAAGAAAATGCTCGAATAATTGGTCTAGTTCCTCTCCTACCATGATTTTTATCTGCGGCGGTTGATCAGGTAGTGCCACCACGATTTTGGCTCGCTGGATGTCAAGACCTAAATTGCCATAGACGTAATTAGCACCAGCAACATAAGCAGCGACCTGCAGCGAATACTCGTACATCTTTTTAGGATTACGAGGGGTATCTGCTGTTTTCCAATCTATTAGAGTGGGTTGTAAATCATCTGCTACTTGGATTACTGAGACCGCTCCATGGTTCTTATCCCAAACCAGCAACTCAGCACGGGACAGGTAAGAGATATTATCTAGCTTACCGGCGAAGCCCTCTGGATGCCAAATGGTGCCTTCGTTTAAAAGGCAATGATCAATCGTATCGAGAAAAGGACGAGTAGAAGACCAGTAGGATGATTGGACGTAGTCAAAGGCGGGCTCCTTGTGATCTTTTAGAAACTGCTCGATTAGGCTGTGGTGATCTGTGCCTCTCGCGGCGGCGAAATCACGAATAGCATCGGCTTTTTCAGTACCTACAGACTCGCGCCAAAGTTCGATCTCGGTGTTGTCACGAGAGCCACTCAAAATAGTAGTGACTGAACTAGCGAGGCCGGTGGGGGCTTCGTATGTCCGCTCCCCGTTAGGGGCTGTGTGGCTAGGTATTTCCCAGCAGGGAAGCGCGATTAAACGCTCAGTCAAAGGTGTAATCAACGCCATCTTGAGGGAGCAGTAGGTCGTTAGGGCTGCAGTCAAACAGTTTCAGCACTGTACGAAATAGATCAGTACAGATGTAGCGATTCACTCCGGAGCGGAGACGCCGAAAAGTATTAGTGGAGATCCCTAACTCTGAAGCCAGACGAGTGGAATCCCAACCGCGTTTGAAGCCGAGTAGCTCAATGTTGCGTACATAAATGCGGATTAGAGGAGCTTCAGTTCCCATGAGATGAAAAAGAGAAGGGCCCAAGGGGGCCCATGTATGATGTTGAACTAAACAGCGGATTCGCCAAAGGGATCATCACCATCAAACATGGCGGCAAGATTCCAGTTGGCACATTCTGCAGCGTATGCAGTTGCGATTTCTTTGGTCACTGCTTTGGGTGGCAGGGCTAGCAACTCGTATTCGGTATCCATACCTGTTCCGGTACGTGAAATGCGAATGTCGTATGTAGTGGGATTGCCATACTCTTCAGCCTTGCAGTAAGTCAAAAACTTTTTGAGTACAGTTGTCTTGTTCAAGTTAATAATCTTGAACATCTCATCGTCATAGTCCCAGATAGCAGCCGCAATAAAGCGTTTGATGTTTACGGTTCCATCTTCAGCTCTTTTGATGTTTGCGGGATACTCACTAGGCTTGGATTCCCAACGGAGAGGCTTGTTGTCTTCGGTCCAGGCTTCCCATCCTTTAATCCCAGTACCAAAGAAACGGACTTTTTTGTCTCCGTTAATTTTGCTGAGATTCAAGTACTTGCCACTTTGGAGTTCTTTTGTGAGTTCATCCAGAACGGAAGTCTCAAGAAATGCTGCGGTCATGGAAACAGATGCAGGTTGAATGGAGGGTTTTGAGTTGATCGTGGATCAACCTGCAAGCAGAGTAACCGATCTTGGTTGGAATGTCAACCTGGCTGATTTAAGGGGGGGGGGGGTATCGATGTAGGCATGGGCATAGACAGTCGGCATATGGATCCGAATCACCCCCTCAAGGAAATAGACGGGGATAACCGCCTGTTCATGGACAAGTGGCGCCCTACTCCAGTTTCTGGCTTGGTCAACGTATGATAGAAGGGATGCTTTGTCGTAACCCCTTACCTCATAAGTAGTGTCCACATCAGAATCGTAACAAGAAAATGCAAAATACTTAGGGCATTCGCTAACAGCTACAACTGGCAGATATACACAGGTAGAAAGATCAGGCATCGTTGAGCTGTAGTGAATATCTGCATGTTACAAGATTCTACTACTTCTGCAAGG